TGCAGCATTGGGTCATTGAGCATTTCTGCCAGCCGGTCTACTTGCGCTGGCTGCGACAGACGCTCGACTCTGGCGTGATTAACCTTCCGGCAAACAAGTTCTTCAAGTTCAGCGCGACCCAGTGGGTGCCGCGTGGCTGGCAGTGGGTTGATCCGCGCAATGAGGCGGAGGCGCAGATTGTTGCGATCAATAACGGACTGATGACACGCACACAAGCACTCGCAGAGCGCGGCCTAGACATTGAGGATGTGATGCGTGAGCGTCAAGCCGAAGAAGAGATGATCGCGTCGTTCAATGTAACGCTTCCGGGCGGCACTTCTCCGATTCCTCCAGAGGTGAGCAATGGCGGCTAAATACGACATCGTTTGCGATCAAGGCGCAACCTTCAGCCGTCAGTTGACATGGCTTGACGACTCATCAAGCGCGGTAAACTTGACCGGCTACACAGCGCGTATGCAAGTGCGCGAAACGGTCGAGTCATCCTCGACGCTGCTGTCGCTTACCACGGAGAACTCGCGCATTGCTCTCGGCGGCACGGCTGGCACTATCACGCTAACCGTAACGGCAGCGGATACGGCAGCGGTTGTCGCCGGTCACTATGTCTATGACCTCGAGTTAGTCTCGGGCAGCACGGTGTATCGGCTCGTGCAGGGTTGCTTCACTGTAGACGCAGAGGTGACGCGATGACCGAGCGCATCATCGTTGACGAAACTTTGCAATCGGTCGTCATTGAAGAATCAAACAACGAGGTTGTCGTTCGCACCGGCTGGCCCGATGGCGCGAAGAAAGGCGCGAACAGCGACATCACCTCGATGTCGGGGCTCACTGGCGGAGTTGCCACGCCCACATATATCGATTTCGCAGCGGCTGGTGCCACGGATGCCGAGCGCCGACTGGCGTGGAATCCCGACACGGGCACAGTGCAGATCGGCATGGTCGGCGGAAACGTACAGGCCGAACTCGCTCAGACGCTCTATGCCTATGTTCACAACGCTGAAGGATCGACGATTGCCAAGGGCAAGCCTGTCTATCTCTATGAAGCGACAGGCAACAAAGCATCGGTGAAACTGGCCTACAACACCACGGACGCGACCTCTGCCAAAACTTTTGGCCTCGCAGCCGAGAGCATCGCATCGGGCGCGAATGGGTTAGTCATCTGTCAAGGCGTGCTCGATAAGATCAACACGAGCGCATATAACGAAGGCGACACTCTATACCTCGGCGCGACTGCTGGCACGCTTACGGCCACGAAGCCGAAAGCACCGAACCACATGGTTTATGTTGGTATCGTTGAGCGGGCCAATGCTGGAAACGGGCAGATTTATGTCCGCGTGCAAAACGGCTACGAACTGAACGAAATCCACGATGTGCAAATCAACTCGCCCGCCAATGGGCAGTTGATTATTTACGATGCCGCCACGAGCCTCTGGAAGAATGCCAACCTCACGGCGGGCACCGGCATCTCGATTACGAACGGCGCAGGGTCGATCACCATTTCCGCGCCGGAGAACGGCACGGTCACAAGCGTAGCAACCGGCACAGGATTGACGGGCGGCCCGATCACCTCGACGGGCACGATCAGCCTCGCCAACACAGCCGTCAGCGCAGGGTTATACGGCAGCGCGTCCGCTGTGCCGACCTTTACGGTGGACGCACAGGGCCGACTCACGGCGGCATCGAATACGAGCATCGCTATCGCTAACACAGCGGTTAGCGGCCTCGGTACGATGTCGACGCAGAATGCCAATAACGTGACGATCAGCGGCGGCTCGGTCTCTGGGATTACCGACCTTGCCATCGCAGACGGTGGCACCGGAGCCTCGAACGCATCGACCGCGCTGTCTAACCTAGGCGGCGTACCCACAGGGCGCACCGTAAGCGCAGGGACAGGGCTTTCTGGCGGCGGAGACCTCTCGGCCAATAGAACCATAAGCCTCGCAAATACTGCCGTCACAGCGGCCTCGTATGGCTCTGCATCACAGGTTGCAACATTCACGGTAGACGCGCAGGGCAGACTCACCGCTGCGAGCAATACGTCGATCTCAATTGCTAACACGGCGGTTTCTGGTCTGGGCACCATGTCTACCCAGAATGCCAACAGCGTCAGCATCTCCGGCGGTAGCGTTTCCGGCATTACCGATCTGGCCGTGGCTGATGGCGGAACAGGCGCATCGTCGGCCTCGGGCGCACGCACGAACCTGTTGCCGACTTACACCAGCAACGCGGGCAAGGTGCTTGCCGTCAATGTCGGTGGCACGGATGTCGAGTGGATCTCGGCTGGCGGCGTGGGCACGGTCACGAGCATTGATGTCTCGGGCGGCACGACTGGGCTGACCACATCCGGTGGCCCGATCACAAGCAGCGGCACCATTACGCTGGCCGGCACGCTGGCCGTTGCGAACGGCGGCACAGGATCGACCACAGCGGGCGCGGCTTTGACTGCTCTAGGTGCTGCGGCATCTGCCACGACCATCTCGGCTGGCACAGGGTTGAGCGGCGGCGGCGATCTGTCTGCGAATCGCACCATCTCGCTCGCCAATACCGCAGTGACGGCAGCGTCCTACGGTTCGGCGTCCCAAGTTGGGACATTCACCGTAGACGCGCAGGGTCGATTGACTGCCGCATCGAACACGTCGATTGCGATTGCAAATACCGCAGTCAGTGGCCTTGGCACAATGTCGACGCAAAACTCCAATGCGGTAACCATTCAACCCGCAGCGTCGGCTACGCCAAGCAGCAACGGCGACATGGTGTTTGAGTTGACCGACAATTCCACGCTCACGATCAAGGTCAAAGGCAGCGACGGCACGGTTCGTGTGGTAGCCTTAACATTGACGACGACGGCGGAATCGTTCTTGAGGCTTGAGTAATGGCTGTTGACACAAAGCCTACCGAGGCAATGGCAGCAGAAGCCGCTCGCGGATTAGAGTGGCGCGAAGAGTTCGGACGCGGCGGCACAGAGGTCGGCGTTGCTCGTGCTCGGGACATTAAGAATCGAGCGAATCTTTCGCCCGAAACGATCCGAAGGATGGTGAGTTACTTTGCAAGACACGAAATCGACAAAGAAGCCGAGGGCTTCCGTCCGGGCGAAGAGGGCTACCCGTCCGCAGGACGTATCGCGTGGGCACTCTGGGGCGGAGACCCCGGCCAGAGTTGGGCTAATCGAAAAAGCGCGGAACTGGATCGTGAAGATGAGGGACGAAATATGGACAAGGTAGAAACAAGGCACGTCGTCGCTGTCGTCGAGGACGAGGCAACCGTTACCGTGACATTCGCCAAGTCGGAGTACGACATGGACGAAAGCGAGGAAGCGGACGAGGCTATCGAGGCGCTGGAAGAAGCCGCCGAAGATGGCGAGGAAATCTTCGCCGAGGGCGAGCGTCCCAAGGATATGTACGGCAACGAACCGTATGAAGAGGACTACGCTGGCCCTGCCAAGCGCAAGGGGCCGACCGAGCGTGTATTCCGCTCGGCGATCTTTGAGCGTGCGTCCATCATGGAAGACCAGCGTCGTGCGACGTTAGCCTTCTCGAGCGAGATGGCGGTCGACCGTGGCTGGGGAATGGAAATCCTCGACCACTCGCCCGGCTCAATCGACATGGAGTTTATTGGCAGTGGCCGTGCGCCGCTGCTTGTGGATCACGAGATGGCCGATCAAGTCGGCGTCGTGGAGCAGATCAGCCTCGGAGCAGACCGCGTGGCGCGGGCTGTCGTGCGCTTTGGGAAAAGTGCGCGAGCCGAGGAAATCTGGCAGGACGTAAAGGATGGAATACGGTCAAACGTATCTGTCGGTTACGTTATCAGCGAGATGGTATCGGACGGAAAGCAAGGAGACCGGGAGGTTTTCCGCGCAGTCAGTTGGATGCCGCTCGAAATCAGTATCGTATCTATCCCGGCAGATACCAGCGTCGGCGTTGGTCGTGCGATCAACACTGCGCCGGTTGCCGAACCTAAAATCATTGTCAAGGAGACAAAAATGTCTGACGAAATCAACAGCGTCCGTGAGGATGCAGCAAAGGCCGAACGCGCTCGCGTTTCGGCGATTATGGATCTGGCCTCGCGTCACAACCATCGCGAGTTCGGCGAGTCGGCGATTCGTGACGGAGCCTCGATCGAGCAGTTCCGTGGCGCGTTGCTCGACAAGGTGGCCTCCAAGCCGCTGAACGTTGACCACGAGGTCGGCCTCTCCGATAAGGAAGTGCGTTCGTTCTCGTTCGTCCGTGCGATCAAGGCTCTGTCGAACCCGCAGGATCGTCGCGCCCAAGAGGACGCGGCTTTCGAGTTCGAAGTGTCCGAAGCCGCCGCGAAGAAGGAAGGCCGCACCTCACGCGGTCTCTTGATTCCGGTTGATGTGCTGTACGGGAAGCGCGATCTGACCACCTCGACGGCCTCTGGCACGGCGAAGGCGGGCAACCTCGTTGCGACCGATCTGCTGGCTGCGTCGTTCATCGACGTGCTGCGTAACAAGATGGTGCTCAACACCCTCGGCGCGCAGTTCCTCACGGGCCTCAACGGTAACGTTGCCATCCCGCGCAAGACCTCGGCTTCTTCGGCCTACTGGGTCGCCGAGAACAGCGCACCGACGGAGAGCACCAACGCTCCGGCGTTCGATCAAGTCACGATGTCGCCGAAGACCCTCGGTGCCTACGTTGACATCAGCCGCCGCTTGATGCTCCAGTCGTCGCTTGACATCGAGAACCTCGTCCGCAATGACTTGGCTACCTCGATTGCCGTGGCGATGGACGGTGCTGCGGTCGCTGGCTCGGGCAGCAACAAGCCGACCGGCGTGCTCAACACGTCTGGCATTGGCTCGGTGACGCTCGGCACGAACGGTGCTGCGCCGACTTGGGCGATGGTGGTGAACCTCGTGAAGGAAGTGGAGACGGACAACGCGTTGACCGGCTCTGCGGCGTTCCTCACGAACGGACAGGTGAAGGCGAAACTCTCCACGACCTCTCGGCAGACGAGCGGAGTGGAAGGCAACTTCATCCTCGGCCCGGATATGGCGAACCTGTACGGCTACCCGATCTACGTTTCGCAGCAGGTTCCGTCGAACCTCACGAAGGGTTCGGGTTCCAGCCTCTCGGCCATGCTGTTTGGTGTGTGGAGCGATCTGCTCATCGGCCAGTGGTCGGGTATCGACATCCTCGTCGATCAGTACAGCGGTTCGAATGCCGGTACGGTGCGCGTCGTGGCGTTCCACGATTGCGACTTCGCCGTGCGGCACCCCGAGTCGTTCGCCGAGTGCAACGAGATCGTCACGACCTAAGAGTGATTGATCTAGCCGCATTGGAGGGTCGCCATCGTGGGCAGCGTTGCGCTGTCCTCGGTGGTGGCCCGTCCTTGGTGGAAGACATCAAGGCGGTGCAGCCACTGTTATTGCAGGGGGGCGTGTTGGTTGGAGTCAATCAGCACGCTCTCCTGCTCTCTCTTGATTACATTGTTTACCAAGACAAAGAACTCTGGCCGTTGTTGAAAGATCATGCGCCAGTGATTTCGCACCACAAGGATGCGTGCGATATTTGGTCGGGAATCTGTCCCGACTTCGGATTCTCCGGCGGCACGGCAACGTGGATTGCTGGATTTATGGGCTTCGACCAGATATACATCTGCGGCTGCGACAACTACATGAGCAACCGGCGGTACTGGCACAGCAAGTTAGGCGATCTGCGCGTCGAGGAAGGTATCTCCAACGTGCAAGCATGGATCAAGGTTCGGGACTACATGAAAGAACCCGAACGAGTACGAGTGGTTTCTGGCTGTCTAACACAGGTATTTCAAGGATTATGAAAGTCGAGATGATCCGATCCCGTCTTTACAACGGGCAAACGCTTGAACGTGGCCGGGTGGTCGAAGTAGACCCGACCTTCGGAAAGTGGCTTGTGGGCCGTGGCATGGCGGTCGAGTACAGCCGCCCGTCTTTCTTCCAGCCAGAGCAGCCGAAACGTGGACGACCGCGCAAAGGAGATTGAAAAGTACCGCGACGTCTATAGCCGCTATCCGCACTACGCGATGGCCGACGATAGACTGCACCCTGTCCGTGCCGCATTGAGAGCCTATAAGGGGGCTTTTCTGGACGTATCTTGCGGTAGGGGTGAGTTGATCCGCGAGGCCGCTGTAATGGGCTTTAATCCAGTTATAGGCACAGAGGCGGTGCCGGAACTGTGTGGCGGCAATGTGCAAAACGCCACCATCACGAGCCTACCCTTTGCCGACAAGTCGTTCGACGTAGTGACTTGCATCGACGTAATCGAGCACATTCTGGAACCGGACATCGTGCCGGGGCTGCGAGAACTCGAGCGCGTCTGCCGTGGGACGATCATCATTGCCGCAGCCGACTATCCCACATGGTGGGACGGTGTGAACCTACACCCTTCTGCGCGACCATACCCGGAGTGGCATCGGCTGTTTAGCGAGACCTTCAGCGGTACGGTGCGATTGATCGGGCCGACCTCAACCAGCGAAATGTGGAGCGTGACGTATGCCAGTTGAAAGCGCATTCGACCGCTCAGCATTTGTATCGGATGCGGCGGTGACATTTATCTACAAGAACCAAGGCACGCGCTATACCATGCGCGGCATATTCGACAGCGACTATCAAGGCGTGAATGTCGCCGATCCAGAGTTTGCCAGCGATCAGCCGCAGATCACGCTGCCAACCTCTGCGCTGCCCTTTGAGCCACTGCAAGGCGATAAGGTTTACTACAACGAAGAGGTCTACAACGTCCGCAATTTCCGAGCAGATGGCACAGGCATGACTGTGCTCGTCCTCGAAATCACAACGGGCTTGTCTGCGCCATGAGTTTTGAGAGCGCATTTGATCGACTGTCGATGGTGGCCTCGACGGATTGGGGCACATCGGCTGTGTACCAAAACCGCAAGACGCGGTTTCCGATTGTCGGCATATTCGACAACAACTACCAAGGCGTTGACGTTGCCGAGGTTGAATTCGCAAGCAGCACGCCGATCTTGACCATTCCTACGGCAACGCTGCCGTGCAAGCCAGTGGTCGGCGATTTCGTGATTATCGACTGCCGGAACTACACGGTTCGGAACTTTCGCGCAGACGGCACGGGTATGACCGTGCTGCATTTGGAATACATGACCGAGTTGGAAATCGCGACGGTCAACAATCTGCTTCTGCAAGACGGCTCCAATATGCTGCTGGAGAACGGCGGCTTCATCTTGCTTGAGGTGAGCAACTGATGGCACACGCACGCACACAAGTACGCAATGCCGTGGTCTCGGTGCTGCAAACCGCAGCGGTCGCCGATACGGTGTCGAAGTCGCGGGTCTATCCGATCCCTGCCGACACGGTATCAATGGCGCTGGTCTACACCAATGCCGAGGCGATCCCGCAGACCACGCTGACATACCCTCGCAAGTTCGAGCGAGAATTAAATCTTGTCGTCGAATGCGTGGCGCGAGACTCTGACTATTTAGACGACCGCCTCGACCGATTGTGCGAGGCAGTCGAGAACGCCATCGGAGCGGACAATACGCTCGGTGGCGTGGTAAAGGATTGCGTGTTAAGCGACACGCAAGTGACGCTCGACTTTAGCGGCGATGCGCCAATAGGGTCGGCGAGAATGCAGTTCCGTGTGTCTTACCGGACTGCGGAGACAGACGCAGGGACTATCATTTCGTAAGGAGATAAAACATGGCAAATCATCATGGCTCGGAAGGCGTGGTTCGGGTTGGCGCAAACACTGTCGCCGAGGTGACGGGTTTCTCGTTCACCGCGACGGCGGAGTACGCCGAGGACACCACCCTCTCGGATACGGCAAAGACCTACAACGTGACCGCGATCACCTCGTGGAACGGCTCTGTGACGGCATTTTGGGACGAGACGGATACCACTGGGCAGATCGCTCTGGCTCCTGGTGCTAACGTCTCGCTCGTGCTCGCGCCAGAGGGCGTGGACAGTGGCGATACGCGCTACAGCGGAAATGCTCTCGTGACCGAGATCACGCGCAATGTGCAGCGCGGTGCGATCACGGAAGTCACCTTTAACTTCATCGGCAACGGTGCTCTGACTGCTGCCACCTCTTGATATAGCGAGGACTTATGAACTGGAAAGAACAGGCGAAATCGCAATTCGCTGAACGGCGCAAGCCGGAGACGCTCGTTGCGATACCTGTACCGGCTTGGAAAACGACTGTGTTTTTCTGGCCGGACATGACGCTCGCCGAGCGTCGTGAAATCTTTATGCTGGCAAAGCAGAAAGGCGACGAAACCGTGCTAGACCTAGAGGCGATGGCGATCACGCTGATCGTTCGCGCTAGGGATATCGAGGGCAAGCGTCTGTTCAGCAAAGCCGAGCGCATGGAGTTGATGAACGACTACGATCCCGAGGTTATCGCGGAGATCGTGTCGGCCATGAACACCCCAGTTCCAAGCATTGAGGACGCAGAAAAAAACTAATAGAGGACGGGCATCTCCGAGCGATTTATGCTCTCGCGCTACGGCTGCACGTCCTCCCCGAGCAAGTTTTTGAGATGACAGAGAGCGACTTCTACCATCTTCTGGCGGCCTGTAAGTTGGAAGCGGAAGAGCAGGAGAAATCATGGCGCAAGCACAAGTAGTCCTCACAGCGGTTGACCGCACGCAAGTTGCGATCAACTCCGCACTCAAGGGAATGAAAACCTTGGAGCGGACGGCAAAAGTAACCGCCCGCGCTGTGAATCTTGCCTTCGGCCTTTTGAGCGGGACGATCCTTGTGAGCGCGTTCGGTAAAATTACCGAAGCCGCAAAGAAGACAGAAGAAGGACGACGCGCACTTGACGACTTCAACAAGGCGCTAAAAGATCCGGCGTTAGTATCCGCTGCCAACTCATTCACGACAACGATAATCAAAGGCTTCACGGAAGTGGTGAAGTTCGCTGCAGAGGCAGCAAAGGCGACAACCAAACTTGGGCGCGATCTTGGGTTGATTGCACAGCCTGTAGATCCTTCACAGTTTGGTAAAGGCGAAGGTGGAAGGCGTGGCCGTGCGCCAAAAGTAGATCCACTCAATAGAATGGAAAACGAGTGGAAGTTCCGACAACAGATGACGGAACTACAAAGCAAGCGAGACAAAGAGGCGGCTGCCCTTTCTGCCAAGTTGTTAGAAGGTCTGCGACGCGATAACGATCTGACCATGACCGAGATCGAAAGAACGGTTATGGAGTTCAAAGAGTTCAGCGCGGCGATAGATCGGCAACTCAAGGCTGGCACAATATCGCAGTCGCTTGCCGAGTCGAGGATGTCTGAATATCTCGACCGCATACTCCCCGAGGTTGAAGTCACTGGTAAAAAAACCCCAGTGCAGGAATTCAAAAAAGCAACCGACCAAATGCAAGAGTTTGCCAAGGCAGCAGCCGAAAGCATCCAGTCGAGTTTTGCGGACTTCCTTTTTGATCCGTTTAAGAACGGCCTAAAGGGTATGCTCTCCGGCTTCCTAAACGTGATTCGCCGCATGATTGCAGAGGCCGCAGCAGCGACCATCTTGCAATCGTTGTTCGGAGGGTTCGTTGGTAAGGGCGGATTCCTTGGGGCATTGGCCGGTGCGCTAATCCCACGCGCAATGGGCGGCTCGGTCTCTGCTGGCACCCCGTATCTGGTCGGCGAGCGCGGGCCGGAGATGTTCGTGCCTGGCACCTCTGGCAACATCGTGCCCAATAACAAAATGGGCGGAGTTACCGTCTCGCCGGTTTACAATATCGACGCTCGCGGTGCGAGTGCTGATCTACAAGATGCGCTGCCGGGTATCCTCGCGGAGAACAACCGGCGCATATTCGACGAACTCGACAGACGCTATGGGATAGGCCGATGACAGACTATGTATTGCCGCCCGACCTTGTTGCGTCGGATGTAGAGTGGAGCCTGTTCGACAGCACGGCAGTGTTCGCATCGCCGCTCTCTGGCGCAGTGCGTACCGTGTCGCGTCCCGGCACTCGCTGGGGCGTGCGGATGACCTTTCGCAGCGTGTCGGATCAGAAGCGACGACGACTGATGTCTCTGATCGCTATCCTGCGAGGCCGTGCCAATCGCGTATGGCTTACCGATCCCGCCTATACCCTCTCCGGTTCTTTCTCCTGCCCAGAGTTACTGACCAACAATGCAGCAGTTACAAATACAACTGGATTCAGTTCCAGCAATGCTGAACTCGTCCTTTCGTCTGATAGCCATCTTGGTTTGCGCCTCACTCGCACTGGCGTTACTGGCGACCGTTATGTTTATCAGTCTGCCGCTACTACTGTTGCGAGTGCTCCTTACGCGATACGGATGCTCTTGGCCGCTGGTAAGGGCAACGCTCGAGCCTCGATGGAGGCTGGTACGTCGCAAGGTGCGACAGATGTTCTAAACGGTGCAACGCGCACGTCGGCCGGAATGTATGTGGACAGTTTCACCGCGTCTGGCACAAGCACGCATCTGTCCTTCTACGACTACATTTCGGGACGCGCTGCGGGCGACTTCCAGTTTCTCTCGTGGGTATCCTCGGCTCGCTGTGCGCTAGTCAATGGTGCATCGCAGACAGGCGGCACGCTTATCATCGACGGCCTGCCGACATCGACCAACGGGCTTGCAAAGGCAGGCGACTGGTTTGAGGTCAATGGCGAACTAAAGCGCATGACCGCTGACCTCAATTCCGACTCATCTGGCAATGGCTTTCTGATGTTCGAGCCTACGCTGCGAACGTCTCCGGCCAACAATGCGCCAGTGATCTTCCGCTCGCCTATGGGTCGGTTCATCATTGCCGACGAGTCAACATCTATGGGTACTCGGCCCGGTATCATCTCCGATGTCACGCTGTCCTTTGTTGAGGACATCACATGAGTCGTTTTGTCTCTGCCACTAACGAGACAGAGGCCGACAAACTAGCGGTGACCGTTGTCGTGCTAGCCGATCTCGACTTTGCCTCTGGCATGGTACGGGTACACGACGGCTCCGGCACGTTATCGTTCGGCGGTAATTCTTACCTTGGCGCAGGGCAATTCGCTGGCGTTGACATCATCGACGAGAACATTGACATCGTGGCACGCGGCATTAAGTTATCGCTGTCTGGTGTTGATTCGACGTTCGTTGTGCCGACGATGACCGAGGTATATCAAAACCGCGATGTGACCATGTATCTCGGCTTTGTAAGTCAGACCACAGGCGCACTTATCGCCACGCCAGAGACCATCTGGGAAGGGCGAATGAACCAGATGGTTTTCAAGATCAACAACGGAAGTGCTGTTGTAGAACTTTCGTGTGAGCATCGTTTGCGCCGGGAACCTCGCGTTGCTCGATACACCGACGAAGATCAGCAAGTGCTGTATTCCGGTGATCGGTTCTTCGATTTAACGTATTCCATTCAAGGCTTCATAAGCAAATGGGGCGCACGAGACGCAGCCTATGGCGGCTTCGGATTTAGTCAGCCCAGCCCTATTGAGCAGCGCGAGGTGCGAAAAGTCTGATGCGCCGCTATGACTGGGTAAGCAAACTCCACGAGCATATTGCGGCCAATACTAACCGTGAGTTTTCGTGGGGCGATAACGACTGCTGCCTGTTCGTGGCGCGTGCAGTTGATGTGATCTGCGACACGGGACACGCCACTAGTCTCGCGTCTCGTTACCATGACGAGGCTACTGCCCAGGCGTACATCGCACAGTCTGGTGGCATCGCTGCAGCAGTCGATACATTCATCGGCCCTCACAAAACAGAAGGTCGGCCTATGCGTGGCGATGTCGTTTTATTCAGCGGCTCGAACGGCGAAACGCTAGGCATATGCATCGGTAGGCACATCGCAAGCGTTGGGCAATCCGGCGTTGTGATGGAAGATCGCGCAAAAACTATCTGTTATTGGAGCATCTGAAATGCCTCAAGCGGTTGCTCAAGCGATAACGCAATTTATCGTCACGACTTTTGCCGTTAGCGCGTCAAATGCTTATTACGTCTATGCGGTAGTCACGGCTGCAACGTATCTGGCAACCCCAGCAGCATTGGCAAAAATAACCGAGTCGCTGATCGGCGTCCCCAAGGTTAACAAGCAACCGGCTGACGTTGAATACACCGGAACGGTAGAGCCTCGCCGTATCATCTACGGAGAGGTTTTGGCGTCTGGAATGAACGTTATTCCGCCGATGACCTCCGGCACGACCAACGAGTATTTGCACCAAGTTCTCGCCATTGCGGGGCACGAGTGCAATCAACTCGGCACTGTGTACTTCAACCGCGAGGCTATTGGCACGATCTCGGCAATCAGCGGAACCGATGACGACGGCAAGGTAACAACCGGCACCTACGCCAACAAGGCCTGGGTGCGTCGTTATGCTGGAACATCTACGCAGACCGTAGACTATAAGTTAGCAGCGGCAAAGCCAGATCAGTGGACAGCGGCCCACGCTGGCAAAGGCATCGCTTACGTTGCGTTAACCTTTAAGTACGACGAAGAAACCTATAGAACCGGCAAGCCGGAACTGACGCTGCTGGTACAAGGGCGCAAGGTCTACGACCCACGGCTCGACTCTACGCGCAGCGGTGGCAGCGGATCGCAACGGGTTACAGACCCAACGACATGGACGTACTCGACGAACCCCGCGCTGTGCCTCGCCGACTATCTTATCGACGACTCGCTTGGACTTGGCGAGGACGATACCCGCATCGACTGGCTGAAGGTAATGGATGCGGCAGACATCTGCGACGAGACCGTAAACCTACCAGCGTCTGCAACGCAGAAGCGATACACCTGTAACGTCGCACTCACCGCGACCGATAGGTTTGAGGACAACATACGGGTGCTGTCGCAAGCAATGGCGGGCGTGTGCTACTACTCGGGCGGATTGTGGCGCATCTATGCTGGCGCATGGTCGGCCTCTGCCTTCACGCTCACGGACGGTGATCTCGTGAATGGCGGCATCTCGGTTGTCACCGCATACCCGTATAACCAGCGTTATAACTCGGTGCGCGGGCGGTTCATCAATAAAGACCGCAACTGGCAAGCGATGGAGTACCAGCCGGTCATCAATACGTCCTATGTGTCTGCCGATGGCGAGCAGATGTGGCTAGAGACCGACTTTGCAGCCTGCACGAACGAGTACGAAGCGCAGCGGCACGCCATCCTTCTCTCGCGCCGCAGCCGCAACGGGCAAGTCGCCACGGTTAAATGCGGCATGAGTGCCTTTGGCATTCTGCCGTTTGAAACCGGCACGGTGACGTTCTCCGAGATTGGCTGGACGAACAAGACCGTGCGCTGTGAGGGTTGGCAGTTCGATCCTACGGGCGCAATCGAGTTAGTGCTGCGCGAGGAAGCGTCCACGGATTGGAACGATCCGCTGACGACCGACTATCTGACACCGACGAGCGTTACCACGCCGACCCCAGACATCTACGAGCCAAGCCCTCCGACGAACCTTACCGTCACCACGCTCGAGAGCAGCATCTATCTCTCGTGGTCTGCGCCTACCGTCGTGCCGCTTGGCTCGCAATATGATCTCTATGAGTACACCTCGCAGACCCCATTCTCGTCGGCCACGAAGGTCTGGACGGGCATCTCGACTAACGTATTCATAGCCAAGACCGACACCACCACGCGCTACTACTGGGTCAAGATCCGCACGCCCGATGGCGGCGTGTCCGATCCAGAGCCTCCGGTTAATGGCGTGCCAGCGGGCGCAGCATCACTGCCGAGTGCGCTGTCGCTGTCGGTATCACCTAGCAGCCTTACCACCTCGGGCACGAGCGCGAGCCTCACCACGGCATCTGCTACGGCCACTGCGGTCGGCGGTACGTCGCCCTATACCTATGCGTGGACACGACAAAGCGGCTCGACCAGTATCTCGGCGGACAGCGCATCCTCGGCGACCAGCACCTTCACCGGCACGAGTCTCGCCAGCGGCACCACCTACAATGCTGTTTTCCGTTGCACCGTAACCGATAACGTTGCGGCCACGAAAACGGCTGATGTTAGCGTGTCGATCACGCGCACCGTCTTTAGCGCATCGGCCAGCCCTGCGACGTTGGTTAAGATCGTGCAGACCTCAAGCGCGACGACCAACAGCACCACGGTCACGCCGACTGGCGGCACCTCGCCCTATACCTATTCGTGGGCATTGCTCGAGGGCGACACGCTCACGGTCAATAGTCCGACCGCAGCGACCACTACATTCAGCAAGACAGGAATGAACACTGGCGAATCGTTCTATTCGACTTATCGGTGTACCGTCACCGATAGCACATCGGGCACCCCGCTGACCGCAACAGCGGATGTGATTATCACCATCGAGCGAAGTGATTGAGGGCGCACACATGATTGATATGTCCAAATTCAAAGTGCCGACAGGTTCGCTGTTGGTAGACGGTGGCTTGGTTGTGGCGCTGATTATCTG